TTCTGGCGCAAGCCTGATGTACGACAATATTGTGAAAGGAACTTGGCTCACGTCGGCGCAAAGGCTCGTGAACTGGATGTTAGGCTTTCTATGCATCCTGGTCAGTTTACTGTACTTGCGTCAGATAATCCTGATATCGTTGAACGGAGCATAGAAGAATTTGAGTATCACATTGACATCGCCAGGTGGATGGGTTACGGTAACAATTGGCAAGACTTCAAGTGTAACGTCCACATCTCAGGCAGACAAGGTCCAGCCGGTATCATCGACGTCCTTCCAAGACTGTCTCCAGAAGCACGAAACTGTATTACAATTGAAAATGACGAAATGTCCTGGGGCATCGACGCCAGCCTGGAACTTGCCAACCACGTCGCACTCGTTCTTGACATACACCACCACTGGGTCGCTAGTGGAGAATACATTCAACCCACCGATCGTAGATTTGATCGCATAATTGATAGTTGGCGTGGTGTGCGTCCTGTTATTCACTACTCAGTATCACGTGAAGATCTACTTACAGAATGGCCTACAGATGAAATGCCTGATATGGAATATCTGCTTATGAACGGTTATAAGAAGCAGAAACTACGTGCTCACTCCGACTTTATGTGGAATTCGGCAGTTAACGAATGGGCTCTTTCATTCCGTGATCGTGCAGATATTATGGTAGAATCTAAAGCCAAAAACTTAGCCAGCATTAAATTGTACGAATCTATCTAATATAAATATTTCTACACAAAAGGAGATACTTATGTTACAAAAATGGATTAATGCTCGTTTAAAAGAGCGTACAACATTAGACGGTGTAGTATTAGTAGTAGCCGGACTAACTTTTCTTATTTTTAAACCTATCGCGGCTCTATTCGCATACGGGGCAATCGCATACGGTGCTTGGACTATTTGGAAGTCCGAATAATTAGTTAAATGGAGTTGGCATTAAAAAGTTATAGACTGCTAATGTCAACGTCCATACTATCTACAGGCAAGTTTAATTTCTTTCGTTGTTGCACACCTTTTTTCTGTGCAAATCTTTTAGGATCACACTTAGGGCAAACGTGTGAATAATCATCATTTAAACGTTTAGGATCTACTTGTCCTTTGTCACGGGTAAATTCTTCGTGACAATTATCACATTCGAAGAACACAATCGTCTTCTTACGTTTATAAGGATGGTGCTGACCCTTCTTACCTTTACGTAGGTAGTACTGAATTTTTTGCTCGGTTCTTAAAAACATAACACATATATTTATAATTACATTAAGATTATAGAAATAAAGGTAAATAACAATGAGAGGTTTTAAAAATGACAGTAGTAACATTAACTGATTCTGCAAAAGAACATCTAAACAGTATGCTTAAAGAGCATCAAAAACCAGCCGTAAAACTATCCTTAAAAGGTGGTGGCTGTGCAGGATTCATGTATGATTGGTCATTAGAGGACACGCTAGAAGATAACGATGAAGTAATTGATCTAGAAAATGGCAAGTTTGCTATAGATAGTACAAGTATTATGTATTTGATAGGATCAACAGTTGATTACAAAAAAGAATTATTTGGATCTTACTTCAACATTACAAATCCTGCTTCAACATCAAGTTGCGGTTGTGGGGAATCAATAGGACTTTAGGAATAGCAAATGGCAAAACAGATTATTAACATTGGTACAGAGGGTAACGATAATACCGGTGACGCGATACGTGAAGCGTTTAATAAAGTAAACGAAAACTTTACAGAACTATACGCAGTATTTGGTATCGGTGGACAAATTAACTTTACAAGTTTAAGTGATGTTCCGTCAGTATTAACACCATATACAGTACCAATGGCAAACGCACAAGGTAGTGCAATTGAAATGAAGACTTTGGTTGCTGGCCAAGGTATGACAATCCAAACAACAAGTCCAGAACAGATTGTTATTTCAAATACAAGTTCAGTTGTTAGTACAGACGGTGTTCCAAGTTTAGGTGGTCCTCTAAATGCGGCAAACCAGGCTATTGCTAACGCGGCAGTTTCACAAGCCGCTGTAAACTCGTTAAACTCTGCACATGGTACTAACTTTGATATTGATGATCTTGTAATTACCAAAGGGTATGCAGATAGTAGATTTTTAAGAAGTGCTGGGTCACCAGGTGCTGAAGGACAAGTTCGTGTACGTACAGAGCCTGCCGATGCTTCAAGTTATACTTTTGTAATTAGCAGTTACGCAAATGGTAATATTGTTGTTAATGGTGGACACGGATTTACTTCTACATCAAATGGTATTGCATACAAGTATAATTCAACAGGAACTGATGCAACTGGTTTAGTTAGTGGTAATACATATTACTTACGCTTTGTAAGTGACACACAATTAAGTGTTCATACAACTCTTGATGAAGCACAAAATAACGACGACGAAACTAGAGTTAAAATTAGTTTAACTACAGGAACAGGTACTGGTACGCAGTCAATGACTGATGCCGAGTATGATTCAAGTTTACAAGGCTTCTTTATTAGTACAGAAGCAATGCCAAGACAAAGTGTTGTTCGTAGACAAGGCGACACAATGGTTGGTGCATTAACATTACATGATCATCCAGGTTCATTTGCAGGTGCAGGTACACCAAATGGTGAAACAGATTTACAAGCGGCTACAAAACTTTATGTAGACAATAGTGCGTTTCCATCCGTTGCTAATTTATATGTTGCAACAAGTGGTGACGACAGCATGGCTAATGTTCCAGTTGGTCAAGAAGGTAGAGCATGGAACTATGCTTACAAAACACTGGCGGCGGCCTGTGCTAAAGCAGAAGAAATTATTGATACTTCACCATTGGGCGTTGGACCATATGTACAAGACATTACATACAATAATGGTGCAGGAAAAAGTCTTGTTACAGATTCGGGTGTTACTACATCAAGCGGTTACGAAGAAGTTAAAATTCTAACAGACCTAAACAGAAAATTCTTAATTGAAGAAACTATTGCATATCTCGATGAAACATATCCATCGTTGTTATATGATAGAGAACTATGCCGCAGAGACCTAGGACTTATTGCAGATGGTATTGTTCTTGATGTTCTTGATAGCACACTTGCAAACTACCACAGTAGAAATGCTGGTTTAAGATACTACAGTTCAGCAAGTGGTCAAATTGCAAGAAGAACTCAGTTAACAGAAACTATTGCTTCTCTTAACTTTGCAAAACAGTTACACGCAAAAATTATTACTAATACACTAGAAACAAATCTTTACCAATCTACATATACACAACAAGTTGACACTAACCAAACTGTCGATCTAGTTGGTCAAACATCAGTTGGTGCTAAATGGGATATTATTAAAACTATTATTGTTGGTCCTGATTATAAAACAGCGGCTCCACAACTTGTTGAAGGTAGTACTTGGACAATACACATTTCACATGGCGGACAAGGTTATGTTGATCAAAACGTTGTTACAAACCAAGACTTAATTCCAGGTAAACTTATTATTGGTAAGCAGTCAGGTGCAGTTGGTAGAATTGTGTCTGTTGACAGAGACGGTGATGTTGGTGTTGCTGATATTATTGAACTTGAATTATTAGAACCAAAAGAATTTGTTGTTGGTGAAGAATTACAATATGGCAGTAGATTAACAATTAAGAATATTAGTATCCACATTGAAAGTGGAACTTACTTTGAACACTTCCCAATTAAAGTTCCAGTAGGTGTTTCACTAAAAGGTGACGAATTTAGACGTGTTATTGTTAAACCAAAAGATGGTGTTTCACAGTCACGTTGGGCAGAAACATACTTCTATAGAGAGCCCGAGTTTGACGGATTGGATTTAAAAGCATCTTACAATCCAGATGCTATTTCACTATTAGAAGATAATAAAGAATATATTAAAGACGAAACTATTGCTTGGATTAATTACCAAATATCTTTAAACACAGGAATTTGGTCAGGGTTTACGTACGATGCACAGAAATGTGAAAGAGATACAGGACTTATTTTAGATGGTATCATTTATGATCTAAAATGGGGTGGAAATGAAAAGACACATTTTAATGCTTCACGCTATTATGAAGGTACTTCAAGTTTAATTAATGGACAAGAAGGGCAAACTGCGGCGGCAATTGACTTTACAAGAGATTTAGTAACAGATTATATTTTAACAAATACTGCATACGGATCTTTACAGTCTAAAACTACACAAACAATTTCTGGTACAAACGGCGAAGCGGCGGCGTCTACACAAGTAGATACATTAATGGGTATCATTAGTAATGTTATTCAAAATGGTCTATCTGTTTTACCTGCACTCGATTCAACTAGTTATGGTTATCATTACTTAAGAGATCATACTTCTGTAACAGACATTGGTCCTTCATATACTAATGCTGGCGGATATAATACAGAAGCAAGTGCTATTGCAGAAGCAAAATCAGATATCCAAGACGCTGTTGTTACACACATTAATGCACTTGGAGTTCTAACAGGTACTGAAGAAACAAAGAGCAGAAGAGATACAGGGTACATTGTTGATGCTATTGTTGCAGACTTACGCAAAGGTGGTAGAGAAAATGTTCTTACTATGCAAGGCAAGTTCTGGAATCAAACAGGTATTGACGCAGACTGTCGTTCTGGTATGCAACACATTGCAACTTACATCAATACTAATGTTATTGCATCTTCGATAGCAGTACAAACAATCGTAAGTAACTTTATTACATCAATATTATACGCATTTGATAGTGATTATAATCCACCTAAGAACAACGATGAGATGGATGTGTTCTTAATGAACGACACAACTATCTTAAGAAATATGAGTGTTACTGGACACGGTGGATTTATGGCAGTACTAGATCCAGAAGGTATTGTGCTTACTAAATCACCTTATATGCAAACTGGTACATCGTTTAGTAAATCAGTAAACAAACAAACGTTTGCTGGTGGTATGTTTATCGACGGTTTCGTTGGTAACTTGAGAACTGTTGTAACTGGCATTAACAATGCATACAGCATTAACGTACAGAGTGCATTAGGCGAAGGCTTACGAATTAAGAAACCAAACGTTCCTTGTCCGTTCTATATTCAAGGTAAACGTTACCAAGTTAACTCATTTACAAATTACGATCAGCAGGCAGGTACTGCTACACTATTACTTGATCCAACATCAAACAGTGGTGCAGGATTTAGTGAACCACTACCAACACACATTGTATTACAAACACCAGGTAATAGATCAATGTTGGCAAACGACTTTACACAGGTTAACGACTTAGGTTACGGTACTGTTGTTACTAACACTGGTTTATCAGAACTTGTATCACAATTTACTTACTACTGTCAAGCGGCTTACTACGCAGACAAAGGTGGTGAAATTAGATCACTAAACGGTTCTAACGCATATGGTGAATACGGTTTAGTTGCAACTGGCTCTGATCCAAACGAAGTACCAGACATTATTACTACTAAACATGACATGGTACGTCCTATCAGAATTTACGATGACGGTGCTGATTATACACACGCTCTTGATCAACTTTATATGTATGTGTACGAATTGCCATTTGTACCACTAGCAAACTCAGAAGTTGAAATTGACCATGGTGGACAATTAGGAACAACACGTTACGAAATTACAACTGTACAAAACACAGGACAGATTGAATCTAGTGCATACATTGACGGCACAGTTTATAGATTAAACCTTGCTACAACTGGTACAGATAGTACAAGTACAACAGGACTTAAAGCAGTTCCAGTAGATGGTTCAATTGGTATGATTAGAATGAACTTGTCGCATCATATTGATGGTGTTGAGTCAGTAAGTTCAAGACCAAGTTCAGCATTGATATTTGACCAAAACCCAGGTAAAGTTTATAGAACATTATCATTTGGAACAACAGATGCGTTAGGTAATGCATTACCAGGAACAGAAAAGATTACTAGATTTGATTCGCCATATGAATACATTAAACTAGTTGTTGATAATACTAATGCCGCAACTAATACCTATGCAGGCGTAGGAACAACAATGGGTGCTACACAGGGTGACGTTGTTATTGCTGTTGTTAGTATCTTATCACAACCTGTGCTTGATAGATTGAACGCAGGTGATATGATTTTTGCCTGGGATGGTAAACTACATCAAATTACAAATTATACTCAACGTGTTGGTTATGGTACTATTCAAATTACTGATGTTGCTGGTACAAACGTTAATGCTAGTTATGCTGGTACAGGTCTAAACAGTACTGTTGTTAATGCAACTAATAACGTAACACTAAGAGCAGGTTTAGCCGCAGGTGAAGGTGGTAACATTACTGTTAACATTTCACTATGTAGAGCAACAGGACACGACTTCCTAAATATTGGTACTGGTGGTTATAATACTTCTAACTTCCCGAACGTTGTACTAGGTGAAGCAACACAACCTAAAGACCAAGACAGAGAAGTTGATGAAAGAGATAAAGGTAGATGTTTCTACGTATCAACTGACCAAGATGGTTTCTTCCGCGTAGGTAGATTCTTTACAGTTGACCAAGGTACTGGTACAGTTACATTTAGTGCTTCAATTGCATTAAGTAACTTGGACGGTATTGGATTTAAACGTGGTGTTGTTGTAGCAGAATTTAGTGCCGATGACGGCATGACTGACAACTCAACTGATACAGTTCCAGTTGAATCAGCGGTGCGTGGTTATGTTACTAGACGTTTAGGATTTGACCACGGTGGAAATATAAATCCAAATATTATTGGTCCAGGTGTACTAGCACGTGATGGTACTACATCAATGACAGGTAACTTGAATGCTGGTGGATACAGAATTGAATCACTAAGTGATCCACAAGGTGCTCAGGATGCCGCAACTAAATCTTATGTTGATGGATTAATTAAAGAAGGTGATACAATTGGCGAACTAGTTGATACTGAATTTAACAACTTAGATGTTGATCAGTTAATTGGTTCAACAGGCAAATATAGAATTTACACACAACCAGCAATTGGTGGTAACTTCCAAGCAGGCGATGTTATTACAGGTAACTTTACAAATGCTACTGGTACAATTCTTACAGTAGAAAATGTTACAGTAGGTGGTGTTAATTACAACTTGTTAGTTTACACTCCTGCAAGTGGAACATTTAATACTCAAGATATTATTACAACAACCGGCGGTGTTTCGGCACAGATGGAAGACGGTCCACACTTTGAATGGGCAAACTTAGTTGAAGATGCCGCAAGTGATATTAACATTGTAGTATCGAGAGATGCTAATGGAGCAACTGTAGAATACAGAATTGCACCAGACAGTATTATTGATGCAGACGTTAATTCTGCCGCAGGTATTCAACAAACTAAACTTGCTCTTAACAATGCAAGTACAAGAGCAAACGCAACAGGCATTACACAAAATGACCTAGGTGTTGCTAGTTTCGATAGTGATATCTTTACAGCAGATAATGGCTGGATTACTATTGACAATGGTGCATTAGACTACAGAAAAATTATTAATATTGCTGATGGTACTGCACTAGGTAGAGCAAGTGGTGATTCAAGTTCAGGTGATGTTACAGAAATTCCATTTACTACAATCGTTAACGAAGGTGGCGGTGTACAAGAGAATGTTACAACAACTGGTGCAATTAATTCATTAATTAAAACTGACAACTTAGGTAATGCTGATATGCAAGGACTTAAGATTGATGGTTACTTGATTGCAGATACTAGTGGTACTGAAATTCAATTTACTACACCTGGTGGTGCATTATTCCTTTCATCAGCAGGTACAGTTACACCAACAGTTGAAATTCCAGGAAGCGTTAATATTGGTAACACAGGTGTTACACAAGGATTCTTCCAAACTAACTCTGCACTAGCAGGTGAAAGTAGACTTGCTGTAGATTGGATACACAGTTCATTTATTGAAGCACCAGGAGAACTTGATGCAACAAGTACAGGTATATCAGTTGGTGCTAATACAGGTTATACTGCCGCAGGACAAATTGGATTAATTTCCGATGGTGAAATGGTTCTTAGAACTACAACATCAGGATTTGAACCAAGTCAGAATAACACATACAATATTGGTACTGCTTCATTAAGATACAATACACTTTACGCAGGTGTTTATGATGGAACATCAACACAAGCAAGATACGCTGACTTGGCTGAGAACTATCTAGCAGATGCAGATTACGAAGTAGGTACTGTATTAATATTTGGTGGTGAAGAAGAAATTACAACTACTAAGATGAAAGACGACACAAGGGTAGCAGGCGTTGTTTCAGAAAATCCTGCACACTTAATGAACAGCCAGTTAGAAGGTAATCATGTTACAGCGGTTGCTTTACAAGGACGTACTCCAGTTAAGGTTGTTGGTATTGTTAAGAAAGGAGACTTGTTAGTTTCAGCAAGTATTCCAGGATTTGCAATAGCAAACAATAATGCTAAGGTAGGTACTGTAATTGGTAAAGCACTAGAAGCCAAAGACGATCCCGGACATGGCGTAATTGAAGCAGTGGTGGGGAGAGTATAATGGCACAACTAACTATAAACATTGGGTCAAGTGCAAATAAGGGTGATGGCGATCCAATTAGAGTTGCCTTTAATAAAGTAAACACTAACTTTACAGAAGTTTATACAAAACTTACAGCACTTGAAGATGGACACGTTGCAACAGATGTTAGCGGAAATGTTTTTGCAGAAGATAGTACACTACTTGTAGATGCTATCAATGCTAAGATTCCAGCGGCAAACTTATCAGGTGCTTTACCTGCAATAGATGGTTCAGCACTAACAGGTATTAGTGTTGTAGAAACAGATCCAGTTGTAGGTGCTATTAACGGATTAGTAAAAGCAGACGGTGCTGGTAATATTTCACAGGCGGTTGCAGGGACTGATTATTTAACAACTGTAGAATTAAGTTCAGACACAACCCCACAACTTGGTGGAAACTTAGATACCAATGGAAATGACATTATATTTCAAGATAGCGATCATTTGTTTTTAGGAACGGATAGTGACTTAGATTTTTATCATGACGGAGCAAATGCAAGATTACAGAACTCACGAGGATTTATATATGTTAGAACACCAGATTCTTTTGTTATTGATGGAACAAGTGGTGGAACACTTGCAAGATTTCTTGTTGGTCAAGGTGTAGAATTACGTTATCAAAATAATGTTAAATTAGATACTGTATCATATGGTGTTTCCATAACTGGATTAGCAAAACTATCTGTACTAACATCGGCTCCGACATCACCAGCAGACGGTATGGTAGCAATAGCAGACGGCAGTGGTTGGGATCCAATGACTAATGGTGTTCAAACTATGGTAGTTTACTTAAATGGTGCTTGGAGAGAAATTGCAAATGCAGTATAAAATAAATATGAGTATAGGAAAACATAATGGCAAATAGAATACCACTTATAGTCGACACGCTCGATGACAATAAAATTAAAGAACTACCGGTAGGTGATAATTTAGATCTAGGTGGTGCTGGTGTTACTAACGTTGGATCAATTAATGCAACTGACGTAACAATTAACGGAGTTTCGTTTAACAATCCATTTAGTGGTGACTATAACGATCTTACTAACAAACCAATTATTCCTACTGTACCAACAGCGTTAAGTGCGTTTGCAAACGACACAGGATTTTTAGCGGCTGGTACAACTACTGATCAAGTTAATGAAGGCTTGTCAAACTTATATTTTTCAACTGCTAGAGTTGATGCTCGGATCCAAGGTACTACGTTATCAAGTTTATCTAATGTTGATAATGTTAGTGCAACAGATGATGGAAAAGTTTTATACTACGATCATGCTTCAGGAAACTTTAAATTAACTAACGTTGTTACAGAAGCAGATACACTAAACAGTATTTTAAGCAGAGGTAATACAACTGAACTAGATATTAATTCAACTGGTAAAGTTTATTTCTCAAACGTATTTGCAGAAGAAGCAGATTTACCAGATGCAAGTACATACCACGGTATGTTTGCTCATGTACACGCAACAGGCAAAGGATATTTTGCACACAGCGGTTCTTGGGTTCCTTTACAAAATGAATCCTCAGCGTTTGCTGGTTGGTCAACTGCTGGTGATGACGGACAAGCAAAAACAGTTTCGAGCAATGAAACAATTAGTTTCTTAGGTGGTACTGGTATTACTACTACAACTGATGGACAAGGTAATGTTACAATTACTGTTGGTGCATTAGATGATTTAACAGATGTAGATGCGGCAAGTCCAAACAACGGACAAGCACTTATCTGGAGTAACTTAAATCAAAGATGGCAACCGGGTACAGTTTCTAGTTCTATTGCAGAACTTGGTGACTTAGATGATGTAAACGTTATTACTGTTGCTCCACAAGACAATTATGTATTAAGTTGGAATGGCGGTAATAGTGAGTGGAGACCAAGACCACTAAACAACTTAGATGCGGCAACTGTAAGCACACAGTTTGATGCTACTGCAACTTCACAGTTTATAACTTTTGTTTCACAAGGTAGTGCAGGTGGGCAAACATTACATACTGACGCAGGTATTACATATAATCCTAGTACAAACACACTTGCAACACAGGTACTAACATCAACAACATTTACTACCACAAATATTACTGTAAACGGAAATGTAAGTGGTACTAGTAACGAAGTAACATTTAATGATAATGTTAAACTTTCAAGTGCAGGTGAAGTAAGATATTATGCTGGTGATAATCAAAACTACTCAGCGTTTAGAGCACCGGCAACACTAAGTGGTAATACAACATTTATTTTACCAAATGGTGATGGACTTAACGGACAAGTTTTAGTAACAGACGGTAGCGGAACATTATCTTGGACTTCAGTAAGTTCAAGCACAAATACGTTTGTTAATTTTGCTGTTGCAGGACAAAACACAGTTTCCGCAGATTCTATTAGTGATACACTAACACTTGTTGCAGGTTCTGGAATTACACTAACAACTGATAATGTTGCAGATAGCATTACAATTACATCAACTGGAGGAGGTGGAAGCACTCCGGGTGGTATTAGTGGAACAGTACAATATAATGATGGCGGATCGTTAGCAGGTGATGCAGACTTCACATTTGATGCAAACACTAACACACTTGCAGTTACAAATATTAATGCTACACAAATTTCAGCAGATGAGATTGTTTCATCAAGCACAGGTATTCCAACATTAACAAGTGCAAGTAACTTGATACTAGATGCCGCGAATGCTGTTGTAATTCAAAGAGCACCATTAAGATTAGGTATTTTTGATACTGACGGTGTTAACCTTCTTGTAGGACAAAAAGGTGATATAATTTATAACTCATCAGTTGGTGAAATTCAATGGTGGAACGGTTCCCAATTTGAAGGAGTAACTCAACCATATTCATTCTTTATTGGCGCAGATGATTCAACAATGCGTACTGTTGAAAATAAAGAAAGCATTAAAATTATTGGTGGTAACAACGTTTCAACAACTAGTGACGCTGAAGGTAATATTACAGTTAATGCCGCGATTGCAGGCGGTGTTGTTGTTACTGGTCCTAGTGAAGGTGACATGACATATTACAATGGCACTAACTGGGTTGCTGTTGGCGGACCAGTTTATCATTATACAGTTACAAACAGTGGTACAACTGCTTATAGACTTGAAGGTCCGGGTGTAAGCAACACAACTGATAATCCGAATCTAACACTTTACAGAGGTGCAACATATATCTTTAAAAATACAACAGGTTCTTCACATCCATTTGCAATTAGAACAGAAGATGGTGGTAGTACATTTAGTGAAGGAGTAAGCGGATCGCAAACAGGAACACAAATATTTGAAGTACCACATGAACCAAGTGATACAGCACTAGTATATCAATGTACACTTCACTCAGCCATGCTTGGTAATTTAACTATTGTTTAAGGAGTAACTATGAAACATTATGTAGTGTCTTTAGTTAAAGGATACGATAAATCAGAAATAATGGACGAACTAAACAGAGACACAACTAGCGACAGTTGGGTTGATAGTAATATTATTCCTGATAGACAAGTTGATAATGTAAATACTCGTCCGTCAAGTCAACGTATTTTTGAAGTAGAATTATCTGATGCTGAAGCAGAAGCATTAATGAATGATCCAAGGGTAGGTGGTGTAAACGAACCATTAACTTGGGACGATGAATGGGCAGACTATCAACAAGAATTAAACAACCAAAGAGATGGTACAAGCACTACTAGAGATAATTGGGCATTTACTAGACACGTAAATGAAAGCAATCCATGGGGCTCAAATGTAACTAGTGATATTGGCGGAACTTATGATTACCATTTAGATGGTACTGGTGTTGATTATGTACACCAAGAAACTAAATTTAGATACGATCATGAACAATGGGAAGATAAAGACGGTAATAGTCGTTTACAAAGATTCCAATGGAACACACTTCCAAACATGGGTGCTGAGTTAACACAGGACTATGACAACATATCAGGATCAAGTTATCATGCTACCCACTGTTGTGGTACGGCTGTAGGTAAAGATTACGGTTGGGCAAAGAATGCAAATATCTATTGCTTAGATATGAACACTATTAGTTCAAGTGCTTGGTTTGATGCTATTAAAGAATTTCACAAAGCAAAAACACCAGACCCAATTACTGGTGTTAAGCGTCCGACCATAGTTGGTGCTAGTTGGGGATACAAAGCATACTTTACAAGCATAACTGATATTGTGTTTAGAGGCAGTAGTGTAGGCACAGTCAAATCATCACAATATGGGATGATTGGAGATATTTCAAATAGATTTAACGCTAACCTTTATAACCTAAATGTTGAAGTTGAAGAAATGGAAGAGGTTGGAGTAATATATGTAAAAAGTGCAGGTAACCAAGGACAAAAATTATGCTCCGTTGGAGACATCGATTACAACAACTATATTACTAGAAGTATTACAACAGGCGGCATTACAGCAGGAAGTCCTATTTACTATAACAGAGGTGCAGGCAACATTGGTCCAAACACTATTGTTTGTGGTAATCTAGATAGTGGATTATATAACGGTGAAGAAGCAACTGCAACATCAAGCGACAAAGGTCCAAGGGTTGATGTGTGGGTTGCTGGTACTGATATTGTTAGTGCATATAATTCAAGTCCGACTGCCGTAGCAAACTATACAGGAACAAGTATGAGTACACCACAAATTAGTGGAATGACTTGTTTGTTGATGCAACTTAACCCAGGGTGGACGCCAGCACAAGCAAGACAGTGGTGGCATAATCAAGGTAGTATTAAAGGCCTAATGTTCCAAGGTGATACCGACGAAAATAATGCGTCTACGTTTTTCTCAAATACAAGAAGTTTATATAACGGTGTGAATAGAATTGCTTATTTTCCTTTTGCAGGACATAGAGCATTAAGACAGGATTAATTTAAATTATGGAAAAAGAATATATTGTAGTAACTGTAAAAGGTGTTGACGTTGCAGAGTTAGATGCAGACCTACAACGTGATACTTCAATGGACGATTCTGTTTCAGATGCAATACCTGATAGATCAGTTGATGTAGTAAATGCTCGTCAATTTAACAACAGAATGACACACTACAATTTGACTGACGAAGAAGCACAAACACTTTCAACAGACCCAAGAATTTTATCTGTATCAACTAGACCACTAGACGAAACACAAGAACTTTATGCAACACAAACAGGAAATTTTCAAAGATCAACTAACAATGCACAAAATAGTGTTAACTGGGGATTATGGAGACATATTCAAAAATCCCTAGGCGCTGTTGACGATACTTCAACAACAAATAATGCAGACTATACATATACACTGGACGGAACTGGCGTTGATTTAATTATTCAAGACGACGGTGTTGACCCAACAGGACATCCTGAATGGGAAGATGCAGACGGTAATACACGATTCCAACAAGTTGATTGGTATGAACTAACCGGATTAGCAGGATCAATGCCTGCGAACTTTTATTCGCCAGGTTCCAACGACTCAAACCCAGGTGGCGCACATGGTAGCCATTGTTGTGGTATTGCCGCAGGTAAAACGTATGGCTGGGCAAAGAACGCAACTATATACAGCATGAGAATTTTTGGCGGAACTGGTTATAGAATAGATACTGATAGATACGATCTAATAAGATTATTCCACGAACAAAAACCAGTAGATCCTAAAACAGGTTATAAACGTCCTACAGTAGTAAATCAAAGTTGGGGCTACAGTTGGTACTACAATAACGGAGATTTTTTTACTCCTCCAAATATTCAAACTATTTGGTTTAGAGGAGTTAACCAAAACATAGCACCACAAACATTTAGTTCGGCAACATTTGCACAATATGGGTGTACAGGTTCAAGGCACCCTATGGAATATCTTCCAGCAGATGTTGAACAAGAACAATTAACTGATGCTGGTGTTATTTGCATTAAAGCCGCAGGTAATGGATATCATCCTTGTGCTGGCCAGGCTTCAGGACAATATGGTAGTACACGTTATAACAGTTATTACACACTTAATGAATCATGGGCCGGCTACATTGTAGCAGGTAACCCTATATATTATAATAGACCTAGTTCACCACATTCATTAGATACTGTATGGGTTGGCAACATTGATAATACAGATTTTGGCGGTGAAGAAATGTTAGCAGAATCAAGTGAACGTGGCGAAAGATTAGATATTAATGCCGCTGGTACACAAATTACAAGTGCCACAGGTACACAATCAACTTATAGCACAAAACAACCACACCCGGAAAGCAATGCACACTATATTGCAAGAATTAGTGGAACTAGCATGGCGGCTCCTCAAATTGCAGGAATTTGTTGTTTGTATATGCAGGCAAATCCAGGTGCAACTGCTCAACAATTTAAAGACTGGTTACAAAATATAGCCCAAGAAGAATTATATGACACAGGTGGTCCAGATGATTATGTGTACGCAAATACTACACCACGGTTATATGGTGGTACAAATAAGGTAGTATATTTTCCTTTAAATTCACCTGATAAAATTAAGTATACAAGTTCAAGTGGCTTCACTAAAGGATAAGGATAAATACACTATAGAAGGTAGATATAATGGCTTTACAAACAATTAACATTGGAACACTTGCAAACGACGGAACTGGCGACGATCTCCGTGAAGCGTTTATTAAAGTAAATCAAAACTTTGATGACCTAGATCTTAGAGCGCCGGAATCAACTACAGTAACCAACGTAGGAAACATTGGGGAAGGTCTTTTCTCACAAAAAGTTGGTGCTGAAATTCAACTTAAAAAATTAGTTGCAGGTTCAAACGTTTCGTTAACAAGTTCACCACAAGGTATTACTGTAAATGCTACAGGTGGATTACAGCAATTAGTTGTTGTATCAGATGCTGGAAGTGTTATACTTGCTGACGGTGATAGCGTTAGACTTGCAGGTGGTACTGGAGTAACTACTAGAGTTGCTGGCAGTGATGTTATTTTTGATGTAGCAACTGTACTTTCAACAGATTCATCTCCGGAATTAAGTGCAAACCTTGATGCCGCGGGTAACGATATTTTTAATGTAAATACATTAACAGCAAGTAATTTACAAGGTGTACTAACTGGTAATGTTAACGGTTTGGTATATGGAATTGACATTCGTAGTATTGAACCAAACACAGCAGGTTTTGATTTTGGTACACTAGATAACAACGTAAGAGGACTAAGTGACTGGTTAATATACGAAACAGATATTGATTTTGGTCAAATGTTACTACCAGATGATAGAACATTTGATTCGGGGTTACTAGCATAGGATAAGATATGGCAACATTAACAATTACATCAAACGGTTTACCTAATCCAGCAAAGTTTGGAAAACCATTTGGGCAAAACCAATTTGCACCAAGTTCTAATACAGCAACAGCACAAAACTATAGTTTTTCATTTACTTACAGAGGTGGAGAAAATACAAGCAATCCGCAGTTAATTGCATCACTATCTCCAATTGGTGTTTTTAATAACGGTGTAGTATTTTATGCTCCTAATGCAGGTATTGGTCAAGTTCCGCCGGGTCTTGATGCTGAAGACGATGCTCCTGGAACAGGTTTTGAATATAACTCAGTAAACTTTAGATCAAACTACGGTGGTGATGATGCAGGTGGCTGGCCTGAATCAAATGGACAGTATCATTATATGTCTGGTATGTTTTTAAATCTACCAACAGGAAGTTCAGAAGCAAGTGCGGCATGGGATGACAATATGATTACAACTATTGCTACACCTACTCCGACATATTATAGTGGTACAAACTTTAGTGGTGATTACTTTAGACACGCAGATGGTCACAGTAAAATATTAGGTTACTGTTTTGACGGTTATCCTATTTACGGTCCATTTGGTTATTCAGATTTTAATGATCCGTTATCAGTTGTTACTAGAATGACTAGTTCATATCAATTTTATTCAAGTGAACCCCCAGGTCGAGGATATTTATATGCAGAAAAAACTGCCGGAACATTTGTAAACGACTTTGAGTATCAAGTTGGTACAGGAACACTAGATGAATATAATGGTAGATTTGCAAAAACTCCAGAATATCCAAATGGAACTTATGCATATCACCTTTCAGTAAATGCTAGTTTACAGCCTGTATATCCTTATATTGTAGGACCATCAACTAAACAACAACGCTCAATTTAATAACATTAATATCCGATAAATACTACTAAGTTAGAGGATAGATAATGCCAGCACCAAATTGGACACAAAAATCAGGATATAAGTTAGCGACCCTACAAGAAAGGGTAACAACTACAATTGACTTACCGCTCGATCCTTCCACACAAGCAGGTGGCGGTTTTAACCCTAGCACAGGTGCACTAAGTTTAGATCCTGTACCTAAAGTAACTAACACAACAGATTTAACTATTACAATTAATACACCAAATGATCCTGTAACTGATCACGTGTATGATAATATTAGTATTAGAATTCCGTCAATTCCGGCACTAAACAATAAACTTGTTCCGGTTTGTATACTGCTACACGATAATGGCGGTAGTGGTAGTAACATGATTGCTGACTGGCAAAACTATTTAGGTGATCATATTCTTATTGCTCCAACAGGTATTAACCAAGATTGGAATATTGCTGTTGAAAGCAAACATCCTGATATACAGTTTCTTGAAGAATTAATTGTTAACCTAAAAAATTATTCAAACGTTGACTCTACTAAAATTAGAATCTTAGGTGTAGGCAACGGTGGTGCTTTAGCACAACGAGCATTAATTGAAATTGACGATAGTTCAGTAGATACTTTTGTATTTGTAAAAACTGCACTCTTTGATCCACAGTTTAGAACTAACACGTTTTATAAACCAAGTTCATATCTATCAACTGGTTTAAACGATGCCAATTATGATACTGTAACTTCACCTATCTTAGGAAGAAGAATTTTAACTATTAACGGTATTAATGATACAACAATAGATTATAATGGTGGAATTTCATCCGACGGATATAACTATTATCCAGCACAAGACAATACCTTTTATTGGGCAAAATCACAAGGATATAACGGAAATGTAATTCCTGATGTTGGCGGTATCTTTTATGGTGCTTTCCAAACATATTATTACTCATATTTGTCAGGGCAAGTACTACATTATAAAACAGGTACTACACACACTATTGAAGATTTTGAAAAAACTATTGTTTCTAACTTTTTACTTTATACACAAGATAACTTACAAGATGTATACTTAGATGTTGGATCAGCAACATCAATTACACTTAACACAGATGTTATTACACTTATTAGTGGTAAATTACCAGATGGAATGAGATTGTCAAGCAGTCAAATTATTGGTACTCCATTTGAAGTTGCTAGAAATACTGAGTTTGAGTTTGTTCTACGAGCAACTAATGAGGACGGTATTAGAGATAGAACATTCATTATTGAAGTACAAGGTCCAGATGAACCGGTATGGTCAACGAACGAAGGACTACTTCCTATTGGTACTAATAACAGTTTCTATGTTTTAGATTCTAGTATTATTGATTTTCAACTTGCGGCAATTGATCCTGATTTACCAGCAGGCGACACTTTAGAATATTATGTAGCAGACGGCGACGGCGAATTACCTCCAGGAACACAGTTAACAGTTGACGGTAGACTTGTAGGTATTATCGATCCTATTTTAGCATTAGATAAAAATGCAGGACAAGGCTTTTATGATACAACACAGTTTGACGCTTATGCATTTGACTTTGGTTTAAGAAGTGCTAATGGTTTTGAAAGTTACTACTATGACACACAAGGTTATGATTATGCTATTGCAACACAAAGTCGTAAAAAACTAAATCGTTATTATGAATTTAAAGTAAGTGTAAGCGACGGTGACACTATTGAAAAACGTACCTTCCAAATTTATGTTGTAGGTGATGATTTCTTAAGATCAGACAACACAGTAATGCAAGTAGGTACAGGAATATTCACTGCTGATAACACGTATCTTAGAGCACCTGTATGGTTAACACCAGCAGATCTTGGATACAAAAGAGCAAACAATTATATTACAATTTACTTAGAAGTATTTGACCCACAAACAATTTTAGGCGAATTACAATACAATTTAGAAGCACTTAATGATGACGGAAGTCCTAGTATACTTCCTCCAGGAATGAGCATCGATGCTATTAGTGGAGAAGTTGCAGGTAGAATTCCTTATCAACCAGCAATTACAAAAGAATATAAGTTTACAGTAAACGCTATTAGATATACAGATATCGGTAGTGATATTTTAGCAGAAAAGAAAAAAACATTTACAGTAAAAATACTAGGTGAAGTTGAAAGTACTATCCAATGGACTACAGTCGAAGACTTAGGAACTATTCAAGCAAACTTTACAAGTACATTCTCTGTTAATGCTGTAACTAACGTACCTAATGCAACACTATTATACAACTTGACAGAAGGTAGACTTCCGCCGGGATTATCAATTAATCTTAACGGCGAAATTGTTGGTAAAGTAAGACAGTTTGCTAATGACGGTAACTTAGGTTTGACAACAATTGATAAAAACTTGTTTACACTTGATGGCGGTACTTCGACTATTGATCGTAAGTTTACATTTACTATCGAAGCAAGAGACAGATTTGGCTTTAGTGCTACAAAGAAAACATTTAATATTGTTGTAACAGATCCAGATAATATTACATATTCAAATTTATATGTAAAACCATTCTTAAAAGAAACACAAAGACAAATTTACAAAAACTTTATCGGTGACAGTAATATCTTTTTACCAGGGTCGATCTACAGACCAAACGACTCACAATTTGGTTTACAAAAAGATATTAAAATGTTAGTATATGCAGGTATTGAAACAAGAAACATTAGAGAATATATTTCTGCAAGTAGAAAGAATCATAAGAGAAAAAGATTTAAGTTTGGTGCTTTAAGAACTGCTGTTGCTAAAAACATCGGTAGTACCGACACATTATATGAAGTAATTTATGTTGATGTAATTGATCCGTTAAAGAACATAGAAAATGAAAACAAATTAAGATCAAAAATTAGCATAGCCAACAAAGATAAAATTACTGTTGATAGCATTGAATTAGAAACAAGAGACGATGTAACTAAAGAAGGTGCTGGTCTAGCAGTATTTGAAATTAGAAATAGTATTGGTCAACTTATTCAAGTTAGAGCATTAGGTAATGACTTGGAAATTATTACAAGAGCCGGTACTGTTGTATATGATGCTAATGGAAGCATTCAAGTAACACTAAGAAATGGGCAAGAATTAAATGTAGGTCAAATTGCTACTACAAGCAGTGATCCATTTAGATTTAGACCTAACTATAATACACTTAAAGTAGACAGCGATGCTGTAATAATTAGTGATCCAAATGACAACACACGCTTTTTAAGTAGTGTTGACAATATGCGTGAAAATATTAGTCAGGTGGGTATTACAGAAGCAAGTTTCTTACCGTTATGGATGGCAACTGCACAGGGTGACGGTGTACAAGAACTAGGGTATGTTACTGCTGTTCCATTGTGTTATTGTAAGCCAGGGACAAGCCAGCAAATACTGTTAAATATTCAGAATAGCGGGTTTGATTTTAAACAAATAGACTTCGAAATTGACAGATATATTATCGATGCTACTGAAAACAACAGTAATGAGCAGTATATCGCTTTCGGAAATTACAGATATAATGTGTAATCTGATAAATATATTAAGTTAGAGAGGAACTAATATGCCAAGTAATATTGATAATACAAGTATTGATGCACAATTTCCTGTTGCAGGACAGGATAATGATTCGCAGGGGTTTAGAAATAATTTTAACACAATTAAGAATAACTTTACTGCGGCAAAAAACGAAATTGAAGAACTACAAACAAATACTGCAAAGTTAAACACCACAAACAACTTTCTTGGCAATGACGTAACAGGTGCTAACTTAATTGGTAATACTGAAAAGCATTACGCAGGTGGTACTATTGTTGCTCCTCAAAATATTAGTTTCAATAATGGTAATTTTCAAACATTTACTATTGGTAATAACGTTACACTAACTTTCCAAGATTGGCCTGCAGAAGATAGGCTAAGCAAAATTAGAATTCAACTACTAGATACACTAGGTGATAGTACTGCACGTACAGTAACTTGGGCAACTGATAACGGTTCAATTAAATACGGACCGGATTTCCCAGCACCATTTGTTGTAAACAGCAACGAAAATCCAGTAGTTGTCGACTTTTGGACATATGACGGTGGTACAACTGTATATGCTCAATATGTCGGCGTGTTTGCATAAGAGGTAATTTATGGATCATCCGCTATTTAATAACGCCGAAAATCTATCGGATGCAGATCTAGATGCTAACATCAGCACACTAACTAAAAAATATTTCCAAACTAGAAATCCTGACGCAAAACGTCAAATCACTATCATTCTTGACCATTTAAAATTAGAACAACGAGACAGATTGGTAAAACAAACTATCAATAATCCTGATAAAGATCTTGACAATTTGATCAATATCGATTAAAATATACTATATGCTTATGAAAACTGATTCTCTAGGAATACCACGATTTTCTAATCGTGACCTGATAGAAATGATCTATACAGGAAACATTGACAAGTGTCATGTAGTTCTCTGCGACCCTAGTGACGATATTGATAAGTTTAATAAAGTAATGGAAGAACAAGGTATGAATCCATTACAAAAATATATTCCATTAGATGTAGAACAAAAAGAATTTGATAATGTTTGTCAAAGCGAATGGTTTATGCCAGAAGAGTATAAACAATTAAATCCAAACAAATGGCTTGAAGCAAAATTAATGGAAAAATTACAAATTGATGATCCAGTAGCATTACGTGATACAAAGGAATGGATACGTATTACCGAAGAATTAACTGAGTTTTTTGAAAGAGGAATGTATCCATTATTACAATATTTGGTATATTTGGTTGATTATATGCGTGAAAACAATATTGTATGGGGTGTCGGAAGAGGATCAAGTGTAGCAAGTTATGTGCTATATATTATTGGAATTCATAGGGTAGACTCAATCCACTTTGACCTCGATTGGCGTGAGTTCCTAAGATAAATACGTACATAATTAAGGAGAAGATAATATGGCGATGAAACAAACTGGACGTAAAGTTTATAAGTCAATGCAAGGTAAGCAAGTTGACATGGACTTACTACGTCAAAAAAATGAACTTACTCCTGCGGTTGGAAATGCTCGTGTAAATGCACGTGGCGATGAATTAGGCCCAGGTGGTAAAATTATTAGGCGTCGTGATGATATTCTAGACGAATATTATAGAGATCATCCACAAGCAGTTCCAGATGAGTCACCTCGCAAAGAAACAGCAACTCCAACATCAACACCAGCGGCGGCTCCTACTCCTAAAGTAGAAGCAGTTAAGAAAGAAGCGCCTGCAAATTCAGTAGAAGCAGAAATGGCAGATATTGATGCCGAGGCTGAAGAAACTGGTACAGAGTGGGTTGAAGACGATGCTGGTAACTTTGTAAAGAAAGGTGAATAGTTAAATGATGGATACGCAGATGTTAGGAGCCGGTCCTAAGTTAAAAACTAGGGCAACTGGCAAACTTAGACCGATACATGATGGCGTACTTGCTTATGACATGAACTTTGGAGAACGTACTACTAAAGGTGGTATTATTATCGCAAGTGATGACGGCCAAGAAGCAGGCATCCGTCCAAGATGGTGTAAAATTTATGCTATCGGACATGAAAATAAAGACCCCTATGCTGTGGGTAACTGGATCTATGTTGAACACGGACGTTGGTCACGTGGTATCATTTTAGATGATCCCGATATGGGAGAAATTGAAGTTAGACTAATTGATGTAAATGCAATATTAGCCTGGCAAGAAGAAGAGCCAGAAGATTTGCAAATCGGAACTAATACTGACTTTAATAGCGGTGGTCCTCGTCCTGAGGACTTTGCAGACAGACCAAGATAAAAGAGGTTAAATTGAG